TATAATGCCTACTGTGTTTATTATCTGAAAAACCAATATCTGTTCTTTCTTTAGTATATCCTGTGTAAATCCAATTTGTAGCTTGGTATATATATCCAATATGATTCATTGACATATCAGCATAACTAACAATTATTAAATCATCTTTTATCATCTTTAAAGATTTGCTAACAAAATAACTTAAAGCATTTTTTTCTAATCCATCTTTTACGCACAATCTATTTAATTCATATACATATGTAGTAAATTCTTTGCCACATATACCTTCACATAAAGAATTGCTTGCAGGCTTTCCAATTGTAAGGATTCCAATTAATGTTGAATCTAAATATAATCCGAATGAATATGATATGCTTGGAATTCTTTTAGCATAATGTTTTTTCAAAATCCATTCATATGTTTCATATGGCTTTATACTTTTAACAATATACTTGTTTTTAATTCCATTATTATTCATGCAATTGATTTTGATTGTTGGATAAGTAGGTTTTTATATTCTCCAGGCTTTACTTCATAGTAAGAAAGCCATTCTCTTGTTATGAATATTTGTTTCTTCACTCCTTCCTGAGAAGGAATCAAAAATAATCCTTCCTTCAAAATGAATTGTGTTTCTACGCAATAAATCTTGTTTGTATCAATTTCAATAATTGTAACTTTATCGAACTTCTTTCCATTACTTAGAACATATAAATTAATTCCATAAGAATTCTTGTATGATTCCTTTACAGAATCTCTTTGGATGTAGAGGATTCTGTTTTCAAAATTAACTCTTCCTATTTGCCTTCTGTGTTTCTCATTTGGAAGAGTAATAAAGATGTCCATTCCATTATATCTTGGAATGTAATCACTAAATAAAACTACTTCTGACTGATCTTTGAATCTGAACATGGTTTTTTGCGTTTAATTTTCCATTGATAGAAATTCAATTAACTTCCTTTCTGAGATTTCAATCTTATTTAGGAAGCATTTACCATCATCAAATGATGTGTTTTCAAATTGTACAAGATTGAATCCTCTGTAATCCCATTCTGTTGAATCAGATTGTATTCCTGATTTAATCCATTTGTGGATGGAAGAGAATATTTCTCTCTGATTGAATGAGACATTAGCCATTCTGCATTTTGTTTCAACAATCATGAACCTTTTACTCTTCCAATTGAATAGAATGAAATCTAAATCTGTGATTGAGAATCCTGTCGTACTATTTGGTAATTTGTTTCTACACCATTTGCTGAAAGTAAGAGAGCGAAATCCTAATTTCTCAGGCTTTGTCATGGTCTAATTGATTTAAATATGCTTCATATTTCTCTATTGTTTTTAATAGTGATAATATTAGCTGAGGAACTACTGCATTTCCATATGCTTTGATTGATTCTGCTCTCCATTTAGGAAAGGTAATATTGTCCAATCTGTTGGAAAACCCATCATCTCTGCTACAAATTGGGGATTGAGATGGGAATTCATCCCAACATCTTGTGAAATCAGATGGTTCAATTCGCTCCTCCTGCTTGGTTCGTTCTCCTTTCTCTCTATTGTTGTTCCTTGTTTCGAACATCTTGCAGTAGGAGTAGGAAGAATATTTGAATAAAGAATCTGTGATGTTAGACAATTGTACTTGTTGTTGGGATGTGGAGCTTTGTTCCTCCCCTCCTTTGTTCTCTTCTTTTGCCTTTCCTGATAACTCTGAGGAGATTCCGGAATTTCTACTGTCCCTGGAGTGAGCAATAAAGAAAACTCTATCTCTCCTATGTGGAGCATTTTTGGAACAAGCAGGAAGAATATACGATGATGTTTGGTAGCCTTCATTTTCCAAATCAATCTGCACTTGTTCGAATACCATTCCTCTGTTCCAATTAATAATTCCGTAAACATTCTCTGCAATAACGTAATTCGGTCGAATCTCTTTAATTGCTCTAAGCATTTCTTTCCATAGGTATCTGTTATCTTCTGTTCCTTGTCTCTTTCCTGATGTTGAGAATGGCTGACATGGGAATCCTCCTGTGAGAATGTCAATTTTGTTTGCATATTTTGTAAAATCTGTTGTTGTTATATCATGTAACTCATCTGCTTCAGGAAAGTGATATCTTAAAACCTTCTGACAGAATTCATCTATTTCACACCATGCAATAGTTTTCCAATTCATCCATCTTACTGCCAAAGAGAATCCTCCAATTCCTTCGAATAGTCCTAAATGATTCATGTTTTATCTTTTACAAAGCTCCCATTAATCATCTTTCCTTTCCTATCTCTTATTGTAGCATATGCAATATCTAATGCATCTTCATAATCAATTCTTAATTGTTCAGAGAGTATAATTAATACTACTTGAATATCACCAATTGCATCAATGATATCCTCTCTGTTGTTTTTCAATATTGCTCCTGCTAATTCTCCGGATTCTTCAAGGAGTTTAACTGTTTGAGCAATTGCATTTTCTTTTTTGAGTAGACCTTTTTCATCTGCCCATGATAGTACAAGTTCATTAATTGTTTTCATCTGCTACAAGTTTACAAGGTGAAATTTCTTCGTCTAATTTTAGTAGTTCAATTGTAATTAGTTTTTTATTCATCTCAAGATTATCTAATACTCTCCTTCTGTTCCTCCTGAGATTATAATCTTCATCTGCATCTTTTCCTTTCTTAGGTAATTTCTTATCCCATGCTTCAATTGATTTGATTAAATCAATGTACTGTTGAAATAATCTGTCTCTTTCACATATCAATCCAATCTTTTCTGCATCAAATGGATTATAAGTAAAAACTACCTTGAGATTTTTTTCACAATCGTTTAAACTGATCTCTGTTTCCATGTCTATTTTTGTATGATTGTTGTTGATGTTGTTTGATAAAGGAGGGAATCCTGATTTTCCCTCCTTTTATTTTTACTTCTTTACAGTTTTCTTAACTGCTTTTTTTGTCGTTTTATTAATTGGCTTTTTAGATTGATTGCTTTTTGATGTTTTCTTTGCAGGAACAATCTTCTTTGCAGGAGCAGGAGAAGGATTCATAATCTTTAAAACCTTCTTGATTCCTTTGATTGCAGAATCTGTTTCTGTTGTAGGATATTCATCCGCCTGGAGATTGCCCAACATCTTGTTCAATTCCTGCATAACCTTGTTGATGTTTTCTTTGTTCATGGTTTTTGATTGTTTGTTGTTTGATTATTTATACTTCCATCCATCAGGAAGAATGGATTTTGTTTGTGTTTGCTCTATCTTGGATATGATTTCACCTGCTGATGGGAATTCAATAAATGCTTTTGCTTCTCTGATTTCCTCCAACAGTTTAATGTTTATCCTTGCAAAGGATGTGAAACATTCAGTCGGAATCTTGCTCTTGTATTTCATGTTTTTTTCTTTTTAGTGGAACAATTAAATCAAGTATTCTTGAATATTCTTCTGCTGAATGTTTGATTCTACCATTGCAGAGATTATCAATTAATTCAATGTCTATAGATAATATTGTAGCAATCTTTTTCCTGTCTAATCCTGACATCAATTCCGGATTATCAATGTACTTGTTTAATGTTGGTCTACTCATTTTCATTCTCAACATGATTTCGTAAGTATAATATCCTCTCTTGCGAATCATTTGCCATAATAAAGATGTCCTGTAGTGTTTCATTTTTTGATTATATCTTTTATACTGTTTGCTCCAAATGAATCTCCTTCTGATCTATACCTTTTTACTTTCTCATTCTGAGTATAGAAAGAATGCTTACTCTCTCTGTAATCAATTATTGATTCTACTCTTTCATTATAAAAATGAGTGAACCAATCAATCAATGTATCATATCCAAATCCTCCATATAACTTCCCGTATTTCATTCTCTTCAAAGCCAAAGATAAAAATGTTTTTAACTCTGTGAATGATAGGTTTTTTACATCAGGATTTTCAGCAAAAGATTTCCCCATTAGTATAACTGCTTGTGGAGTAATTGTTTTTTGCTGAGGAAGCATAGAGCAGAAATCTGATAACTCTGAGATGATGAATCCAACAATCAAATCCTGATGACCATTCTTATAGACATCACAAATCCTTGTTAAATCATTATCAATTGTCATGTGTACGGCAGTACTTATAGATTCACATATCCTTGCTTCCTGCAATTGATTCTCTAATTGCTTTCGATAAATCAGAGAATTGTTTGTAGTGATCTTGCTGATTTTGTTTTCCATTGCTTTTAGTTTTAATGCTCTCAATAATGGTAGGTAATTGAGAATTGATTTGTCTTAATTGTGTTTGTGTTTGTAACCATGAAGAAAGCTTATCCCAATTTTCAAATATGTAGTTTAATAAATCAACAGGAGTTTTTTTGCCTTCCTTTACTACTTCGAACTGTGATAAATATGCAACAATTCTTTTTACTGATGTGACATCTCCTCCATCAATTCGAACAGGAAGATTCCTGGATTTAATCCAATCTGAATAAGCTTTAATGATTTCATTGTGAAATTCCGAAGCAATACTTTTCTTTGATTTAACGAATGATTTTCCTTCTGTTGATATACTGATACCATCAGCATCATTATCGTTCGTTAAATCGCTCCTAATGGCTTTATATGGCAATTCAGAATCCAATGAACCATCCAATAAACCATCATGCAAAGCATGAGAAGAATTTTCTTTTACTTGTTTTTCTTTTTTTATTTCCTTTCTTTTCTTTTCCTTTCCTTTCCTTTCCTTTATAGCATTGCTTTCGCATTCTGTTCGCAATGCATTCGCATTCTGTTCGCATTGCGTTCGCATCTTATCCCATCTGTATAAGGCTGATTCTCTTGCTTTTGTGCTTTTGCTATTCCTGTCATCAATTCTCCTCTGAATGGAAAGTGAACCAAATGTTTCTCCATCAAAAACAAATAAATCAAAATCATTCACTATGCTTTTCACTACCTTTTCATCTGCTCGCAATTCGAATGCTATGCGTTTGTAATGCGTTTGCAATGCGTTCGCATTTTGATAAAGGTCTTCAATGATTGCCCAATAGATACCATAACCTAACATTCCATGTTCCATTATTAATAGTTTAATCTTTTCATCACTCCTTGCAGTATAGTCATGAGAAAAGTAAAATGTGTTTGGCTTTGTCATGTTGTTATTTTAAATGGTTAAACAAAATGAATGGTGTAGCTAAAAGATATAACTACACCATTCATTCAAATCAATCAATCCGGAATTTTAATCTTATATGATTCTGTTGAATATCTAATTGGTGAACGTACTTCCATTATTTCTCCTGTCTCAGGATGAACAATCTGCAAGGTCTTACCATATCCAATTGATTTGAGCATTAATTCTCTCTCTTTAATTTGTAACTGTATTTCAGATTCCTTATGTTTCAAATCCTCATAGTATGAATCATTGCAATTACAGTAATCATATCTTACTCCTGCTTCCATCAATTCAAGCTTGCATCCTTTAACAACAATATCATCTGCTTTTGAATACCTTGAGTGCAATTCCTTTGCTATCATTGGACGAACTTCCTTCTCTATTCTCTCAATTGTTTTCTTGAATGTATCAACAACAATTGCCATATGTTCAGCAGTAATTTCTCCTTCTATGTATGGATGAAGAAATTTAGATGCAAGTAATTCAATCTCTGATTTAGATGGATTCCAATCTACAGGGATAGATGTTGGAACATTGACAGAGATTCCTGATTTGGTTTTTGTTTTCATTCTCTTTTGCGTTTATGATTTTAGAATATATTGTAATCTTCATTTCCGGAATCAAACAAATCATATTCATTTGCTTCAACAGAAGATGGATTTTGTTGAGCAGTAGCTTTGCTTGTTACCATGTGCTTTGTTTGTGATTCAAGTACAGAAAGTTCCTCACGTACTGCTTTACTAAGCTTGTATTTTTTAGCAATGTCTTCTACTGATCCCCCATCACGAATAAATTTCTTAGCCTTCTCACCTTTATCATTAGGCGAACCATTCTTATTGTAAAGATTTAACCATTCTTTTTCTGAATCTCCTGTAGATGTAGCAGGATTTGGTTTTACTGCAACAGATTTTGCTTCAATTACCGGTGAATCAATTTCAGAATCCTTTGGTTCATCTGTAGGAATACAGAATAATTGGAATGCAAAATACTTGTAAGCAGTAGACATGGCTTTATTGGTAGCTTTGTCTCCTGAATCCATTGCTTCTCCTGACATAATAGAAACAATCTCACTTCCATCAATTGTGCTGATGCAAGTGAACGACATTTGAACAATGACATGAAGCATGATTCCTCCATTCTTTGTTGTTCGCTCTGTCTCCTTCCGTTCAATGACATTTGGAAGAATGATTAATTGATGTTTAACAAGTAATGGCTGAAGAGAATTCAGTACATCATCTACTCCTCTGAAGGAATAACCTTGCTGAACATTCTTTCTTGATTTAGAGATTGCCCCAATCTCTGACATGATGTTTATGATTGCTTCATAAACTTTTCCTGATTGTGCTTGTTGATTTTTCATTGTGTTTTTTTTTAGTAATTAATGGTTAGTAATTTGTTTCTGATTAACTCTGTTAGCTTTTCAATCTTCTGAACAAATGATTCAGCAATGTATGGATTAACCTTAGCTGATTCCATCTTGTCCAATGTTGTTGTTGTTAGAAGGTAAATCTCATCTACAATTTCAACAAATGTTTTTTCATCAATCAATCCTGGATGAATCTCATTTTCAGGAATAAATGTCAATGGATTAGCGTTTACTTGAATGACTACTTGCATCCATCTGTTTTTAATTCCTCTCTTTGCTTCAAATGTTGAAATCTGTTTCTTCAATGTTGTTACTACTTCCGAATGATTGAAATAATTATTTACCATTTCATTCACTAATTCAGTAGTAACTCTTCCGATTCTTTCGAAATCGGAAGAGTTAAGATTTCCATCAATCTTCATTGGATTGATTTTGCATTTGCTTTGCTTTGCGCTCTGCCTTCTGCATGATGATTGCTTGTTTAATCTTCTCTTGATAAGCTTGCCTTTCAGCAATCTTCATAAGAGTAGCAGTCATAACTGCATCAGCATTGGCAGTTCCTCTTGTTACTCCTTTCCATACATTCTGAACGAATGTTACAGAGACATTGCAGATTTCTGCTACTTCCTTACAATCGCCATATTGAATTAATGGCTTTAATTCTTGGTAGTTCATGTTGTTTGTTTTTTTTGGTTTTTGATTTTTGTTAATTGTTGGTGTAAATGTATATAAGTGAAATTATATTTTATGTTTCGTTTGTACTTTTTTTACTCTCAGTTATCAACATCTATATGAACAATAGGCTTTGCCTTCCAAATAGTAACACAAAAAGCATTAGTGTAAACTTTTAAAACTCTATCTAATTCTTCTGCTTTGATAATCTTATCTTCCGGAATACTTATATAAATTGATAACTTGTTTCTAATTCCTGAGTAATCCTGATTCTCAATCTCCCAATTTCCTGTTTCAATCTTATCCTGTTTGATGATGATTGATGAATGCAAATCCATTAGGATTTCTTTTGCTTCCTGCATTGTGATGTTTCTTCTCTCTGTTGATTTCATGGCTTTAGTTTTTAGTGGTTCGATTTATAATCTTTTTCTGCTGATCTAAATAAACAATCACGGAATTGGATGTGATGAAGCAGAGTAGTTTTTGATATGATTGCAATTGGAATGCAAGAGTTAATTCATATACATCTACTCCGATTTCCTTGCAAGCATTAATGATGTAGTTCCTCCTTCTCTCATTCAATCCAATCTCATCCTGTTTGATTCCTACATAATCAGCAAATGATTCATCAGGATGAAAGCAAATGCTTTTCCTATACCATTCATTGATATAGTTCAATGAGGAGAGCAATTTCTTTTTTGGCTTTTCCATAGTGTTTTATTTTGCAATCACAGTATAAGCAATCTCTAATGAATCTTCATAATAGACATCATGCACATAAGCTTGTAGTTCCTCTTCATAATAATGCTCTCCTTCTGATTGAACTGCTTCTCCTGTGAATGGACAATTCCATTCAATGATGGAATAATTATCATGTCCACTACTGCTTCCTGTTACAATTTTAATCTGTTGGTTTTTCATGGCTTTGGTTTTATGAGTTATGATTAGTTGATTTATTTAAATGAATTTATATGTGCAACATGAACATCATCATTAATTGATGAGTAAATAGTTCCAATTAAATGAATTGCATCAGATAAATTATGCTCAATAATGTCATAGCAATCATTAACAGATTTATTGGGATAAATAGTAATAATAACTTTACCGAATGCATTATGCTGAGAAATAGCATTTGTAATTAATTTTTCCATTGTTGTTGAGTTTTATGAGTTAGTGATTAGTTAATGCAAGAGTTAATGTAATCTTTGCAAGATTTCAATGAACTTCCAATGTATGATGTGCATCCAATCTCACCTGAATCTGTGTAGAAACGCAGGAAGAATTTCTTCTCTTTGCTTTCTACAGAAAGGAATTCCTTCCTGATGATTCCACTATAGGTTTTCTTTTGATTAGTGAAGGTAAATTCTACTAATCCATCTTTCTTTGTGTAGGTAGCTGACATGGCTTTTTGTTTTTATGAGTTAGTGATTTGTGAATCTTTTTATTATCCTCTTACTATTAGCTGAGTAATTCTTTTTGCAAATCCTTTTTCTGTATAGAATATTCTTTTTTCTCTTTTGAAATACCAAATCATATGAATGCCATCTCTTGAGATTGCGAACCATCCACTAACATCATTTCCTGTAGTGAATACTCCTCTCTCATCTCTTTCGTTATTGATTTGTTCAATTGTCATGGCTTTGCGTTTGTTTGATGGATGTAAAATTATATACTTCTGCAACATGAGTACATGAATCTTTCACTTTAATCTGTAACAAATTGATAATCAGCAAAATAATTATCATGGAAAATCAGTATTTCCCCTCTGAAATCATGGATTCTTGCTCAGATTATGTAAAATGCGTAGTGGATTTTACTTGAAATAGGTAAAAAAAAGAGAATCTCACAAGGTAGATTCTTGTAAGCAAAGGCAATAAAAAGAAAATTGGTTTTTATTGCAACATCAGTTTTTCAGATGATGTGCAATTATTACGATTGTCCAAAAAAACAGCACAATCAGAATCACCGGTAATCCCGATTCCTGATTGATTGTTGATTTCACTTTAGCTTTAATGCTTTCTTAGCAGTAATTCGGAAATAGATCACTCCAATTGTTCCTACTATTGTAACAATATCATTCATTGTAGCTTCCAAATCAAAGCCAATGTACTTACCAATTACAGGAGCAATAACTACCAATGCCATCCATATTGTCTTACTCTGTAACCATGATTTAATGTCGTTCATTTGTTTCTTTTTTAGAATGGAATATAAACTGTTTTCTTATCTTTCTTCTTTGCAATCAGTACTTGATTTCTATTCTTTCCAGGAGAGTAACTTACGTGAATCCAATCAGGATTTTTATCAGTTCCAAATTCCCAAATTAATTGGTCAAACTTTAAATTGCTCAAGATGTAATGGAATACAACATTGTTTGTAATGCTCTTATCATTCAAGATATCACAATCAATATCCATTGCTTCTCCTGTCATATGCTGAGAATTAAATGCTCCTCCAATCTTTTTATTCAGTACTGCTGAACGAAACATTGATGTGATTGGAATCTTTTTTCCATAGAAAACACAGAGAGGATCATATACTGCAAAGCATAATAATCTCATGTTATCAATAGCTTCTGCTGATGGAACATTGCTAATTGCAAATCTTGTTGCAGTAGCACTCTTACAAGCTTCAGCTAAAGAAATGAAATTGCTAATCTTCTGCATGATTACCATCCACCTTTTATACTAATTACAGTATTCAAGAAAGTAGCTACACCAACAACAATCAACCAAAATTGATATGCTCCTTTTCTTTTATTCTTGTCATTTTCTAAAAGCCTTACTCTATTTTCTATATCCTCAATAATCTTATACTCTATTCTTTCAACCTTATCAACCAATGATTGATGTTGAGTAGAATGTGTATCTTGTTTCTGTAAGACCATTAACAGTAATTCTCTATCACTGTAATTATTAGGTTCAAATTTCATCGCACATTATAACAATGTAAATCTAAATCCATCATTACTCTTCTGTAACCACAGATTTGATTTCATCATTTTTCTGAGAATCATTCATCTTCTTTATTAGATAAATAGCATTCTCAATTCCTTGAAGATTCATCCTGTCTGCTTCATGCATTATTGAAACAAACAACAAACGAAGCATTTCTTTTTTTTCTGTCTCTGTTAAATTGCTCATGGCTTTTTTGTTAATTGTAATTGTTGAATTACATAATCAAATATTGGTGTATCATCTGTTCCCCAATTATCTACCAATGTCCAAGGTAAATCAATGTTACCATCAATAACACTAACATATAATATTTCTGTTTCTCCATCTTCCAATGTGATTTCTTTAGGTTCACATATGGCATAATGAACCATTCCAGGAGACATCAAAAAATCATATTGAAAATAATTATCTAATTTCAATACAGTTAGTGTTTTTATTTGACCATTCACCCATGTAGTGATTGGAAGAATTTCAATCTCATTTTTTTTCATGATATTTTTTATGCTAATAATCCAATCCTTCTTAGTGCTGATACTACTTGTGGAATTGTATAACCATCATAGGTATCTAAATCGGTTATGTTATTTCCTGCTCCTCCTACTCTTGCTGCTGATGCTCCTCCTGTTGTAGGTTGAATGATTGGAGTAGTATTCCAAAAACCAATTTTCTCATCTATTGCAGTTCCTATTTTTGTTCCTGTTGTTTTTTGGAAATTCATATTTTTCCCATCTGCCCAAACAGTATTTCCTCCATCTTGAATGCTCCAAATTGTAGTTCCATTATCACGAGCTAAAAATATTGGAACTGTTGCATCAGCATTATCAGCAATTAATGCACTACTTTCAAACACAGGATCAGTATTATTCAATGCAAAATATCCTCCAATATTTTTCGAACCTGAAGCAGTATCATTCCTTGCATTTCCCATACATCCAATATATGTTGCTCCATTTTTATTGTTGGATGTAGTAGTATATCCTGCTCTGAATAATCCTCCTATACTTAAATTTCCTACTCTTGCAAAAGCATTAAATCCATAATTATATCCTGTCGTATTTCCATTGCAGAATCCTGCCATTCCGGAATTTCCTTGACTCAATCCTGATGCAATAAATCCATTTGCTCCTGATGTTCCTGCTGCTGAGTTAATGAACCATGCACAAGATGTTGCAGTTCCTCCTGTATATCCTGCATTAAAATTAACTCTCATTGCAAGTTGAGCATATAGATCATTTGTTTGACTCCCTGCTGATGTTACATCTATTAAAACTGCATTTGTTTGATAGGTATATGAAGAAGGCATTGTTGCAATTAAATGCAATCCATATTGCTTTGTTGTTTGCGCTAATGTTCCTGCAACAATATGAACTTTAGATGTAGGAGAAGCAGTTCCAATTCCTAATGTATCATTAGTATTATTAAAAAATAACTGAGCATTATCTTGTGTTAATTGTCCTGATGTTCCTGCAAACAATAAACTTCCTGATGTCATTGTGCTGAACAATGGAGCGGAACTGAATGTCTTTGCTCCTGCAAATGTTTGTGCAGCAGTAGTAACTAATCCTCTTGCAGATGCTCCTGCATCAGGAATATTAAATGTATGGGTTGATGTAGTAGAACTTATATTGAAATCTGTTCCTGTTGTTCCTACTGCAAATGTTTGAGTAGATGCAGTTAAAGAATTCAAAGATGTTATTCCTCCTCCTCCTCCTCCTGTTGCATTAATTGTAACATCACCTGTTCCCGTATCTACTCCTGTAGATGAGATTGTTACATTTGTTCCTGCAATGATTTTTGTAACTACTGCTCTTCCGGTTGATGTTGTATTTAAATCCTCTCTTCCAACATCACCATTCAGAATCTGTTGTCCTCTAATGTTTGTTACTGCCATGAGTTATTATTTTAAATAACTTACTAATACAATGTCTCCTGTTTGTGGAATCGCTCCACTAAGAAAAGTTATTGTTGTTCCGGAAATTGTATAATCATTTCCTGCTCCAACATTCTGCAATATTCCATTCACAAAAACCATTTCAGTTCCTGATGTTGGAGTGAATGCTAAAACAAATGTTGCATTACTTCCATTAATAGTTCCTGATGGAATCTCTCTTGTTACATAACTTGAAGATGTTAATACTCCTGTAGTAGAAATTGTTATTGAACCTGCTCCATTACTAATGGAAATTCCTGCTCCTGCTGATAATGTTGCTTGTGTATATCCTGTTCCATTTCCAATAAGAAGATTTCCATTTGATGGAGTAGATGTTAATCCTGTTCCTCCATTTCCTATTGGTAAAGTTCCTGAGACAATGTTTGTTCCTCCTGCTAAATTGATTGCTCCAAATGAAGGATTAGAACTTGCTCCTTGATACAACAAAGCTTGTCCATTGGTAGTTCCTAATGATACGCTTTGCTGCGCTCCTGTTGTTGTTGTTCCTCCAAGCAAAGGCATGAAGGCAGTAGCACTAACTCTTCCTGTTCCTCCTTTGTCTACTGCAATTGTATTTGCTGACCATGTTCCTGTAGTTATGTTTCCAACAGTTACAATTGAGTTTTGACCAACATAGGTTGATGCAATGTCAATTGCATTTGCACTAATACTAATCCTGTCAGTAGTTCCTACTGCATCAATTGTATTTCCGGATTTTGTCAATCCATTTCCTGCATCAATTTGTCCTGCTCCACTAAATTGTGTAAACTGTAATGGAGTAGTGTTTACAGTTATAGGATTATTTGTTACAAGCACAAATCCATTATCAGCATTAGTACTTCCTTCTGTAACAAACAAAAACATTCCTGCTGAAATATTTCCTACATCTCCATCAGGTGAACGTAATAGAATAATGTTTCCTCCTGTAATACTCTGAACTTCATAAATACCATTAGCAGGATTATTGGTATTTGTTGTACTGCTTGTTCCTGATGTTGCAGGAGCATTCTTTACAAGGATTCTGTTTCCTGCTACAATGGTAACTCCATCAATTGATGTTCCATTAATCTGAGAAACATAATTAGCAGTTATTGTATATGTTTCAGTTCCTATTGTTGCTGCTCTTGCAGATTCCTTTACAATCAATCCTGATGCAACAGAATCAACATAGGCTTTATTTACTCCATCTAAATCAGATGTTGGATAATCTAAATCAGTTATTTTGAAATTAGCAAATGATACACCATTGTTAATTTCTAACTGTTGTTTACTTCTAACCTTTGTAACTGCCATTGCTTATGCTTTGATGTATTCTGCTATTAATAGATCACCGGAATCAGGAGGATAATTGAATTGGAATGTATTGCTATTTATTACAACATAATCATTTCCTGCTCCAGGCGAAAGCAATAATCCATTCATGTAAACTTTTAATGTTCCTGTTTTAAAGCTTTGTGATGTAGTATAAATTGTATTTGATGAATTTCTTAATCCTGTAATTGAAGAATCATAATCAATTTTAGATTGATTAAATGGTTTATTCTTCCACAAAGATGTTGATGAATCCCATTGTAATATTTCATCATTCTGAATTGATGAGATTAATACATCATGCAATTCATTTAATTCATATCCATTGTAGATTGTATAAACTATTCTTCCATTATTATTCTGCTTCCTTGTTACATGACCAATGAAGACAGTATGATTAGGCTGAGTAGGAGGAACAATAGTAACTTCTCCTGCCACAGTACTTAACCAAAGCTTATCACCTACATTATATGCATTAGTGTTTGCATTATAAACTTCTCCTTTTAAAACAATCCATCCAATTGCATCATTAGCAATATCATCATATACTGCTCCAATTGTTTTTGAACTTGTTGCTTCTGTAGATGCAGAAGCAAGTAATACTTCAGGATGATTTGAACTGCTTGAAGAAGATTTTAAGTAGACAATTTTTCCTTTGCCTATAGTACTTCCTGTTTTATTTATTACTTCAATCCTTAGTGTTTCAGCTATATCTACTGCTGAATTATCATTGGTATCATAAATGCTTTTCAGCATATCACCTAATGACAGTCCAGGATAAAAGACATTGTTTGTATTAGAATGCAAAATAGAAAATGCATCTACTCCATTTCCAATTACAAATTCCTGTGCAACATATGAACCATTTATAAGTTCAGTAATAATGCCTACTTCACCTTCTAACAATAGAGGATCAGAAGCAGTCCATTCTGCTAATGTTCCTCTCCTTAATTTTATTTTTATTGTTGCAGTTAATGGCATTAATTTCCGTCTATCAGATTAAATCCATTTATTGGTTCATAAACTGTATCAGGCTTTCCTCCATCTATTAAATCATATAATGGACATTCTCCCCCCCCTCCTGTCAATATACGAACATTTGCAGTTATCTTTTTTCTCAACTGCAAATTTATTACAATCTTTTTGCTAACCTTAGCCTGGGCAATATATTTCATAGAGGAGAAATACCTTCAAAGATTGATGATTGCACAGATTCTAATTCTACTTCTGTAGCAATATTAATCTGAACATTATCCTCATATACTCCATTCGGAAGAGCAATCTTTATTTCTACAAAAGAATTTTTAGGAATTGCCTTTAGAGTATCACTTGCTTCTAAATAAACTTTCAATACTCCTCCTACTGCATTGGTAACAATAACATCTCCATATCCTTGCTTTGCAATCAATGAGAATTTTCCGAATATTCTTTTTCCTTCTCCATATACACCAACAAGAATTCCTTCAGCATTAGTAAGATTTATAGGATCACCTGTATCTTTATCAGAAACAGTAATCTCAATTTCATATGTTGCTCCTCTTATCATTTTGATTCTATTTCTCCTTCTTGTTTCAAAATGCTTTCACTCCATCTTAATCCGGCTAATCCCCCCCAAAGCAAATAGGATATTGTTCCACAGGCTTTGTTATCATCAGGATTATAATATACTTCTGCTCTGCTCAAATAACTGTACATTCTTTTAACTGTTGATAATGTAATGCTCTCTCCTTTGCTTAACTGCTTTGCTCGAATTTTCCCAACAGGAGTCGCACATTTATTATTTACCTTATCATTCAGTTCAATTCCTTTCTTAGCATTATTCTTTACTGCATCAGGATAATCAGAGAATGATTTCTCATTATTGAATTTAGCATTCATCTTACTTAGCGCAAATGCTGATTCTGCTGAATATCCTTTGCGAATTAAATGCTCAAGATTACGTTCAAAATCTTTCATATTCTGCTTGCCCCATTTAGCTTGTGAATTCCTTTATCAGGATTTTTTGTAGAAGAATCTCCATATAAAGTATATGTATTAAGATTCTCTTTTATAAACTCTATACATTCACGAAGATAATGTGCTGCTTCACTCCTCTTTTCACTTGCTATTGATGTTATCAATTTTGTGTCAGCAAGCTCACTCCATTCTGTTTTTTTTGATACAACACCAAATGGTGTATCTACTGCATTCTTCCACATCAAATATCTTGCATATGTGAAACAAGCAATTGCAGATTTTAATCCTTGATATTTTACAAGATTCCCATTCTTATCAGTATATGTTCCTCCTTCAAGTAGGTTCATATATTTCTCCTCAGTACGATTCAAAAGCAAATCTGTAAATAATGCTGCACCTAATACAGGCTGAACATCTACATTTTGAGAAGCAATAATATGAGGAAACAACATTGAATCCTCTCTTGCTTGAATTGCAATTTGAGCATAAGGAGTAATATCTGCTCTGACAATCAATAGATCAATTTGCTCACTCATTATATTTTCTTTTCAATTGGTAGTGGAGTTCCATTAACTATGCTTACTGATGTTTCAAAATCAATTCCATAAACTGCAACAAGGAAATTAATCTTCTGCTCTGATGTCATTGATGTATCAGTAATAACTGTTTGCAAGCTTACTAACTTACCTACTTCCAATGTTTCTGAAATTGGCTTTGTTTGTTTTTCATCAGCTAAACCGGTAAGAGGAACAACAGAGTAATCACCATCAGGAGCAGGATTTCCAAAAGACCATCTTGAAAGAATTGGCTTAAAAGAAAACGAAATCTTTTCTCTATCATCAGCAGTCCTTTCATCATAATTTGATTTTGCTTCCTCCCATTCTCTACTCAATCCAAGTGAACCTGATAAGTGAATTGCATGGAGTGCTAATGGCTGCCCATATGCTCTGATTATATTTTCTCTAACTGTAACTTCAGTTAGTTCATATACCTTATCATTATCCTGTTTATCAATCTTAATTAACTCAGGCTTACTGTCAGGAACAGGACATTCAACAACAGCAATCTTATGAGAATTATCTGCTCCTTGAAAAGAGTTTACAGATGAAATATAATTCTCTCTCTCTCTGTCATCAGCAAATTCTCCAGGGAAAATCCAAAAATAATTAGCCATGAAATCTGTGCTAATTCCTCTGTATTTCCAAATCTTAATTCCTGCATCAGTTAGAACATCTTCAAACACAGGATCACATACGGCAGGAGGATAAACATTATTTCCTTTTTCACTATAATACAACAGATGTCCATTCCATTTATCAAATCCTCCTGCTCTTTCAATCTGCTCATAAATCCTTGATTCATCTTCAGTATAAAAATCTATTTCAATAATCTTTGTTCTATCAAAAGGCTTTCCCGATTCTCTTGCCCAATCAGGATGAATCTTTGCAGTAAGTACGTTTCCTAAATCATCTGCAATGGAAAGCCTAATGTATTCAAAAGGAATATGCTTTATTGCAATTGGTTCTAACATTGCATTATAGGAAACATGAATTGCAAATCCTAAATATAATGCTCTGTCGTTACAGATTAATCTATGTACATCAGCAAGGCTTTGATTCTTTTCATTGACAATTAACTTCTCAAGTTCATTGTTTTTGAATCCTCTTCCTCTTAGATGTTTAGAAAAAAGATTTGTGCAAGCAGTAGCAGTTCCGGAACTATTGATTGCATTTCTTACTCTTTGAGGATAAACATTGTCAAGGTCATAAGATTGAATCTGAAATGATTTATCATCTCTGAAAATTACTCTCTTCTGAGCAAATGATGGAACTGCTATTCTACTGTTTTTCTCTGCCATTGTTTTTTAATTAGGCATTTTTCTTTTTCCTTCCTGCCTTCTTCTTATTCTCTACTACAATAACTTTCTCTTCACTCTCATCAGGATTAATAACAGAATATGTTTCAATTGGCTTTGGTTCGTCCAATTGGTTCACAATAAAAACATCTTTGCATGAAGGATTTTCCTTCATTAAAACTTCTGCTATTTCATCTGTGCAATTATATTGAGTTACCATGATACGCAAAGAGGAAGAATAAATTCTAATTTTTTCCTTCATTGTGTATTTAGATATTTGATTTGCTTTCATAAGTTGAGTTATATTTTGTGCTTTGTGTTTTTTAACAATCCACATGAATTTAATAATTGCTTGTTCTATTTCATCAGCACATCCAACACAAGATGGATATTCATCAAATGTATAGCCATATAGATTTAAAAACTTCTCTCTTACATTGCTATTTGTGAGAATGGTATATGAATTCAAAAGCTTGCAGAATTCAACAATTTCATCTATATCATACATGATACGAATGTATTAAAAAAAGGGAGAGGAATATTTCCCTCCCCCTTTTTTGTTGTTCATTGTTGCAATTAAATCAATCCTTGAACTAATGCATCAGTAGTAGCTAAATCTGTATCAAACAATGCGACAGGAGGTTTAACTTCACGAGCATATTCTTGAGTTTTCAATTCAATTGAATATGCTCCTAATGTTTCTGCATCAGCAGGATTCCTTTCAATAACTTCTGCTTTCAGTCCTGTTCCTGCTCCATAAATTTCATACTTACTATTTCCTGTCGAACCTGTATAATTGTTTTCTATAATGCAAACAAAGTTACCATCTTTCATATTCAGTACTTGTTGCTTTGTAGCAGGATCAATCTTGAAGATTAGAAATTTAACAGAATGCTCGAACTGATTTACATATGTTCCTTTAATCATTGCCATAGTAGGTTCAGTAGATTGTAACTGTCCTTCTACAGTAAAGAAAGTTTTTGTTGCTACCATTGTAATATCAGTAGCAAGCATAGGATTTGTATTGTCATATGTAATGGACGCAATGTCAGCTTTGTTTGCAATGTAGAATGTTGCTACTACTCCTGCGCTCAAAGGATCAGTGCAGCTAAGAGTGATTCCTGATGTGATTGCTCCACAGGTCATAGCCATTGATTTTTGGTCACGAGGAGAATATCCATATGCAAGAGCAAATGCACCTACAAATGAAATAACTGTTGCAACAGATGACAAGTTAGAATCTATTCCTCCTACCAATCCTCCAAACAACAATGCACCAAAGATTGCACTAATCAGTACATAAACGATTTTCAATTTATTTGTTTTCATCTTTTGTGTTTTTGTTTTAAGAATTAATAAGCAAGTTGAATCATAGAATCAATACCAATCTTTGCATCAATGGATGCACCAAATTTAGCGTACATCTTCTCATCATCACGGGAATACCATGAATCCAATTCTCCAAGTGAACCTACTGTTTCTACTCCAAGCAGAAGATTACTTTTAGGAGCAAGCAATACACGATGAGGAAGGACTGATTTAACAGGAGTTCCATCATCACCAAAGTAAGCAGAAATCATCCTGTCCCACAATTGCATTGGAACAACATTGATACCATTCCAGGTGAGAGTAGTTAGACCATTTTCCTGACGATTATAAGGAAGGTCAATTCCGCTAATGGCTTTGCGCTCCTTCTCCAATTGGTCATAAACAGATTGAGTTACATAATATGACAATTGATTTTTCTGCATAGAACGAAGACGAATATCTGCATCGTACCATACTGTATCAAGAGCATTTGATACAACCTGATTTGTTACATCAGTACTACTGAATTTTTGCAGAGCATAAGATGCAGCACCATTTTTTGTAGTCAATCCTGTAGAAGAGAGACGAGCAGCAGTAGTAGTTACAATATCAAATGCTTGCGCCCAAATACCATCCATTGCATTGAAGAATCCTACTTCTCCTCCTGCAAGATTGTTGTTTGTTCCTGCAATAATTCCTGCATCTCCGAACCAAAAGAAACGCTGATAAACTTCAGCTACTTGGTCTTGCAATTGCTCTACAATGAAAGCAGCAAGTTCAGTAGATGTGAAATCAGATTTGTTTACTCCTGCACTCAACATCCATTGTGCAAAGGTATCCATGAATGTTTGATAGCATTCGGCATAACGGTCACCAATATACTTGGGACTCCATGTTTTTTCTACTGTATCAAATCCCCATGTAGAGTTAGTAGGAGTAGGACAAGCAGTTACTTGTTTTCCACTAAGACCGGAATGACGTTTGAAGATGATTAATTGCTTATCAGCTTTGATTCCTTCTTGGACAGTTACCAAAGATGTAAGCACAGGATCAGCGAAAAATCCTTCGAAGAGAGTTTCGCTCATTGATGTCACCTGTTGAGCGGTGAGCGCAGGGAGATTGTTGATTAATGACATATTATTTCTGTTGTTTTTTTTTAATTTTAATTAGATTGCAAGAGTAGTTTTTCCTTTGGTTTTATTTTGTAGTTCCTTGAAACGGGATTTAACTTCTTCTACTGACATCTCAGCTTTTACTTCTGAAGATACCTTATTGAACTGAGGAGCATTACTTGGAATGCTTGCATTTACTTTCAATCGCTTGAGATGATTTGTAATCACTTCAACATTCTTTGCCATTTCAGAATTCTCATTCTGCAATTTAGCATTAGCTTGTTTCAGATTCTCAATCTCTGCTTCAAGAGTAGAAATCAATTCAGCATGATTTTTTTTCTCTTCTTCATCATCATGCTCCATAGCTGATTCCGGCTTTGCTACTTCTGTAATCTTACCTTCTACAACAATAATTGTTGTTCCATCAGCAAGTTCAAAAGTTCCTTCAGCAGATTCTCCATTTACCATGACAGAATCTCCAATTGCAATTGTTGCTCCTGCCATTTCAATTTCAAGTTCAGTTCCATCAGTAGTAGTTACCATTTCAGCAAGTACTACACCATTTGCTTTCAAAGCATTAAATGCTTCTTTGAAAATCTTTCCGATTTTACTCATTGTTTCGTTTTTTGTTGTTTTATTTTTGATTGTTGCGAATGCTTTTATAGGAGACAAAATATCAGTAGCAAATTTCAATTCATTGGCAGTAGATGAACTTATGATTTTATCACTATTCATTAGATCACGTAAAACATCTTTATCAGTTCCTGTATGATTTGAATAGAAATCCAACAATTGATTCTCTATCAATCGGAGTTCCTCTGCTTTTTTCTCCAATGTATTTGCATCTCCTTCTCCATATGTCCAGGGATTATGAATAAGGAATTGACTATTCTCATACAATTCACGTTTTCTTCCTGCTAAAAAAACTACTGTCGCAATTGATGCTACCAATCCTACTCCTCTTGTAGTTACAGGAATATTTTGTGATGTCAAATAATTATAAATTGCAAATCCTTCACTTACTTCTCCTCCAGGAGAATTGATATTTACAAGAATTTCTGTTGCATCAGGAACATTCTCTACTTGTTTCATAATGCTCCTTAATGAATTATCACTAAATGCATCTGAACCAATAGAACCAATGATATTAACTGTTGCTTTTTTTGACATTTCACAAATGTATTATATTTTTTTTATTCAGATTTTTCAGGCTTTTGATAAAAAACCTTGTATGCTCTATATACTGTTTGTATTGATACGTTATATTCTATTGCAACATCCTGAAAAATAATATTCGCTTTGGTGTATTTCTCTTTGATAATGCGTCTTTTAACCTTGTTGTATATTTCAAAATAAAGTAATGCCTTTCCTGAAACAAATCCTGCTCTGTATAGCCTTGACAAGCTACCATCATCCATTAATTTCTGAATTAAATCAGAGAGCGGATCTTGATTCGATGACATTTACTCTTGTTTGAATATCGTTTATTTCTTGAACTGATACAACAGGAGCAGGAGCGAAAGAGAATCCTTTGATAATTGCTGATTCTATCAAGCTTGCATTTTGTTGCAATGGCTGAGTGATTGTAGATGTTGTAAATCCTCCATCGGCAAAAGGTTTTACTCCTGTTCTCCTCCAATTTTCAAGAGCAGAGAATAAAGCAGGAGCTTGTTTTAATTGCCAATTAGGAGAAACATATTCTGTTCCTGCTTCTCCTGCAAGATTCATCTTTCCTAATCCTGCCCACATGGTAGGAGTAGAAACATATCCTCCTTGAAAGCTACTTGCTATTGTTGGATTGTATTTTTTTACTGCTTCTCCTACAGTAAATCCTCCTTGTTCAAATTTCTGTGCAGAAATCTTTGCAATTCCTGCTGCTGCTCTTATGCTTGCTGCAATTGTTTGTGCAGTAGCTTTAGCAGATGATGCAGTTCCAAGAATAAATCCTCCTGTTGCAGTATCTTTTCCTACTCCTGCCCAATAACCGGAAATCTCTCTCTGAAGATTTATCACCAATTCAGTTAATGCAAGAGTTTTATTTAACAATGCATATTTCTTTTGATTCTGTCCACTAAGATTAAGTACTTCTCCAAGAGATTGAATGCCTTGCAGTACTGCATCATTTGTTGCATCTTGTAATGCTCTTTGGTCTTCTATGATTTTAGCATTATTTTGAGCAATTGTATTATTTGCCGTTACTGTTTGTTGTACTCTGTTTTGATTTATTGCAGTAGTGATTGCTTCAATTTGTCCTTGTGTCTCTTGCTCTGTTTTTACTTCTGCTGCTTGCCTTTGTTTGTTCAATTCTGCTTGAGAATCTCTCCTCCTATTTTCAATATCTGCTCTTTGCTTGTTTATTTCATCCTGACTCAATCCTGATTTAAGCAAATCTTTTTCTAATCCATCATAAAACTCTTTATTCTTTTTATCAAGAGAATCATAATATGTTTTGTCCTGTTGGATTCTTTGTCCTGTAGCATTTAACTGCAATTCCAATTGCTTCTGTAATCTTTGCTCTTCAATCTTCAGGCTTGCTTGTGCAGCATTCTGTTCAAACAACAAATCTTCCTGAGATTTTTTCTGCTTTGCATTTATTGCTGATAACTGTAACTGAAGAATCTCCTCTTGTTTCGCTGCTTCTGAATCAATCTCTGCTTGTTGTATTGATTGATTAGACAATAAGATGGACTGTCTTTCTTGTTGCGTTTGTTGAGAATACTTTTGTGCTACTTCTAAAATTTCTCTTGCAGATTCTTCTGCAATCTGTAAACGTAATTGCTTCTCTTGCTTGCTTCCTCCTTTGATTGCATCTAACTTTTGCTTTGTTGCAAATGCTATTGCTGCTACTTCTCTTGCTTGTCCATCAACAATATTATTAATTCTTAATTGTTCTAATTCTCTTTCTTTTTGCAATCTCTCATCTGATGCAGCTTTGTTAATTTCAGCAATCTTAGTATTTAAATCATCCAACAATAATTCCTGTTGTTTTTCATTTAAATTGCCTTCTGCTTTTTTTGCTTCATATTCTTTTCTTGCAATCTCCCTCTGTAGAGAATATGCTTGTCCTCCATATAACTGCGCTCTTTTTAATTGATTGTTTAAAAGACCTACTTCAGAATCAATATTATCTTTTTGAAATTGCTTCCTTAACTTGCTTGTTTCTGCAAGAGTAGAAATCTCTTTATTCTTTATCTGATCTTGTATATCACCTACCTTTACTTTCAATTGTTCATATGCAAGTAATTGCTCTCTTGTTGCTTCTCCTGTAGCATTAGCTTGTTCAATCTCTGCTGCTGCAATTGCTAATGCTTGCTCCTCTCTTTGTAACTGTATTTCTAATGCTTGCTTTTCATATTCATTTGCTTGCTCAATAAGTTTAATTCTCTCCTCATCTGTCTTTGTTTTATCCTCTGCAAGTATTCTTGATTCCTCTGCTTTATCATTCAGTTCATCTAATGCTGCAACATTTTTTATATCCTGATTTTCAAGAGCAATTTTTGCTTCTTCCAAATCATATGCTGCTCCTGCTGCTTCTCCTGCTTTATCAAAGAATCCTGTGAATGAATCAAATGCTTTACTGAAATCAAGAGTTAATATTGCTTTTGCAATATCGAAAACTGTTTGAAGATATACCTTGAAAATTGCAGTTAATCCTGAGAAAACTTTTTTTACTCCATCAGTTACAGATTGTAATTGAGAAAGATATCCTATCAATGAACCAACAACAACAACAATTGCTCCTAATCCTGTGCTGATTAATGCAGTTCGTAGTGTTTTAAATCCATTCGCTCCAATGGATGTTCCTACTTTTATTTTGTTTCCTGTATCTAATCCTGCTTCTCCTAATCCTGTTACATTAGTAATTGCATCTTCTGCTCCATCATTGATTGTAGAAAATGTATTAGAAGATTTTTCTGTATCTACACTAAATAATTTATTGAAAGATTCTTTAGCCTTGTTTCCAAAATTGGTAATTGATGAATCAGCATTTTGAATGAATTTATTAAGATTCGTTACTCCATCTTGGAGCAGTTCAAATCCTGTAGATGTTTTTGTAATTGCATCGCTTATTCCTCCAATTGCTCCTCCTAATGCAGTACTTGAACCTACTACTTGCTGAGTTTTTGAAAGATATCCATCTAATGCAGCAGCATAATTACCAACATTCAATCTTCCATCTTTGATTGATTCGTTGAATTTTAATACTCCTTCCTTTAATCTTAATACTTCTGCTGAAGCAAGTTTTCCTTTTTCTGTGAATTCAAATGTTCCATCAGCTAATTCTCTGAAATTTCCTGCTCCTGTCTTTAAAGCAATCTCAGCATTCTTCCATTGTCTATATAATGCTTCATAGCTATCTTCTGCTGCTGATGTATATCGTACTTGGTCTTCTAATTGCTTGTTAGCATTTTTAAGATTTGCTTCTCCTACCTTTACTGCTGCATCATATGCTACTTGTGTTTTCCTTGTTTCCTCTAATTGAATCTGAACTTGCTTAACTTGCTCACTATTTTCACCATATGCTTTTGTTAAATCATATTCAAGCATTACCAATGCTCCTGCTTGCTCACCGGCTTTCTGTCTTTCCTCTTTTAATCTTCTTGTTTCTGCTTCTGCTTCCTGTACTTTTTTGACATAATCAGTAGTAGCTATATCAAGATTAAAAACTATTGTTTTATTTGCCATTGTCTTTTATTGCAATTTGAGTAATTGAACTTTACAAGGTTTTCCAGGATTCCAATCCTGTATTTTTAAGATGAAAAAATAAGATTGAAAGTATTCAATATATACAGGCTTTAGTAAATCAATTTTAACAATCTCTGCTGAATCAATAATTAATTCACAGTTTAAAACTCTGTATCTATTCCAAATGTATTCTAACCATCTATGATGTTCATTGAATAAATAAACATCCCATCCAAGTTGAATTGCTTTATTTGAATCATTGAAATAACAGAAAGGAAGATTGGTAGTCATTGATAAAGTACTTCCTGTTCTAAGTTGAATTAACACAGGATTAGTAGCAGCATTTGGATCAACCGGTAATTTATCAATCAATAAAACTCTTTGCTTTCCCTCTCCTGATATCTTCTCTGATTCGCTTGTGAATACAGGAATATATGGAGCATTATAAGTATTCTTAAATTTTGATTCTGTTATTGTTGCTCCAAAATATAACTGATATATTGTTTGTTCAGTAGGCAATATTTCATCATCTACATTAACTGAATAATATCCATAATCTATAGGAAGATTATCATTCTCTGCATATTTGAAATAGTTTATTTGTCCTACTGATGTTGGACGAGGATTCCAAAATGCCTTTAATGGATTCACAAGTAATTTAGTCCATTCTTGAGCAGAAGGAATATCCTCATAAATCTCACTCCACATTTTGAATTTCACAATCTTTTTATCATCATCAACAGAAAGCAAACATCCAAACATATTTGCTATGTTTTTAATCCATAATCCTGTTGTAATATCAGGAACTAAATCACTTCCTGTTATCCATGAATATTGTGGATGCCATCTATTTAAAACAAGAGAGCATTCATATGCTTCTCCTCCATATTTAACATCATAATAATCAGAATCATTTGCTTCTGCAATAAATAAATTATCATCTGCTATTGCTCCTATTGTTCCTATTGATTCCCATTTAGTAGGAGAAAACTGTGGATTATCATTTAAGCTTGAATCATCAATTAATTTATATACATAGAATAATGCTCCTTGTTGATTCTTTACAAATACTCTGTTTTTTCCTTCATAAGTTATTCCAATAGACCATGTAGGATATCTTCCATGTGTTAGTGTAGATATCGTATCATGTTCAATGTGTTCCTTAAATCTTATTTCAGTATTTGTTTCATAAAAATAATTTTGAGCAGTAGCAAAAAAACGTATTCCTGCACATGATTGTAATCCTGTAATGAAATCAAAATTTATCTCTACAATCCAATCAAAGTTTAATGCAGGATTTGCATTGTATGAAATAGGAAGACCATCATATTTCAATGTATTATTGTCTCCTCCTGCTCCAGGAAACAATGTCATGTTTAATACTGCTCCTGTTTTTGAATTCGTAATTGTTCCATTCAATGTTGCTAAAACAATTGAATCTCCAACAGTCATTCCATCAGGATCACCAGGAAGATTTTCATTTGCAATAATGAATCTAATATTGTTAGATACACCATTGCTTATTCTGCATTTGAATTTAAAACTACTGATTGTATAGTCAGGAAAAAAAAGACATCCTGTTGTATTATTATAAATGTTTGTTGTTATAGGAACAGAATATACATGAGGAACAAAGCCATCAATACCATATTTCTTCTGAGTGCTTACTGTATCAGCAAGAGGAATCATATGAATTGTATTTGCTGCAAGATTGTTTCCAATCCATGCAGTTAAATCCATGTTGATTCTATCAGGAGTATGTTTCTTCTGTCTCTGTAATTTACTCAGGCTGAATGGAAAAATAAGATTAGTCCATATTGGTAAAGTAAATAACCTTCCTTCTAATTTATATCCTGTTGTTTTCTCAATTGCTTCCTTATATGTATTTGCATAGAGAGCAGGAAGCATTCTGCTTGCAACAATTCTCCTCTGTTCAGAAGGCAATTGAGTCCATGCAGAAGGATTAATATTTGGCTGCTGATTTAAACTTCCTGTTGTTGATGTAGATAAATAGATCAGTCCATTATATGTTACAAATGTTGGATAATAATAAGTAATCTCATCATCCCATAATGTAGCTATGTTGCTAAAGAATCTATCTAATTGTTCATTGGTATATTCAATAAATGGATAAACATAATATTGATTTGTTCGACTATCAAATATTGTTGTATCATTCCATAAGTGAGAAGCATTTCCAAAATCACAATCTTTTAATTTCAATTCATTTATCAATTGAAAGAAATTAGAATTTCCGGAATAGTAGGTTAGTTTTATTTGCGTCTCACTTAATCCATCATTCTCTACTATTACAAATCCTTTAGGTAACTCTTGTCCATCTACTTTTAATACTGCTTCAATTCTCCTGTATGGTAGTGAACCAAAATTATTCCAAGCATATGATGTTTCAAGTAATCTGTTATTCTTGTCAGTACGAGGAATATCAAAAGACCTACTGAAATTTCCTCTTGCTTCAGTTATATTTTGAATGCTCTGTGTTTGGAATGTTAATGGAATTCTTTCTCCATCTTTTAAATCCAATTCCTCATCATTTATGATTAACTGAATCTCTGCCATTAGTTAGGAGTAGTATAATATTCAGGAAGAATGATTGTTAATTCTACTGTAGCATTTGTAGAATTGCTTTTGTATTTGATTCCTTTAGGAGCAATCTGTACTCCAATCCATGCAAGTTCCGGATTTGCAGTAGATAATTTTCTCCTATCATATAACATGAATACTGCTGCGCTCCTTTCTATTTCGCTCAATCCTTCCATATGCTCAATATCAATAACATCTCCTACAGTAATGCTCTTCACTCCTGTAGCTTTTATAATCTTGTTACTGAATTGTGCAGTTTCCAAATCTTCAACATAGACATCATATCTTTCTCCTTGTTGAGCAGTAATATTTGTTTCATTCACTTTATCAAATAACCAATAATCCCATCCTCCAACAGAATTCTTCCACATCAAATATATTGGATATTGCTTGCAAGTTCGATTTATTAAAACTTGCTTCACTTCCGTACAAGCAAATTGAGGAACTTCCAATGGATATTCTTTCTGCTCAGGAAATACATCTTGAAAATATCCATTAGGAGTATTCATCATTCCTCCTGCTAATTGTGTTTGAATCCATACATTCATCAATATTGAATCTGTTGCTTGAAACAGATTTGCTGAAAGCATTATATGATGAACTTGCATTGTGCTTAGTGATAATTGAGTAGCTACTTGCTGAGGAAAAGTTCCATCAGGAAGCATTTCATCTGTAAATAAATATGGATCAGTTCCTCTCCATTCATCTCTGAATATTGTTTGCAATGAGAATGGATATGTTACAGGTGAAACACTACCATATGGATAAGGTTCACCTAAAAATAAAACAGGACGTTTAAAACAAGTTAGGAATTTAGCAGGATATCCTGTTGCAACATTTGGTAAGTAGTCGCAGTAATTTTGTCCATAGACAGATAGATTTTGTTTTACTCCATCTATTCCCCAAAAATCTCCAGGAATAGATGCATCTCTTATTGTTGTTTCTTCTATTGAATTGTAAATATATGAATCACCATATTTAACAGAAAAGGTAATATAACCGGAATAGTCAGGAGCATTTATAGTAGCTACTGTTGTATCATAGTCGAACTTATTAATCTTCTCACATCCATAGGTTAGCAATTGCCTTACATCAATCTTGCATATCCCATAACCATCAGGAGTTCCTTTCATTACTCCTAATGATAATGTCTCCTGTAATGATGGGATTGTTCCTGTAACTTCTAATTCTATCTTGTAATTTTCTCTCTTCTGAAAATTGATATATCCTGCTCCTGTGAATACTCCTCCATTCCAATCTATATCTGTATCAATGTTTCCTCCTGCATAATTGGTTATCTTACCTACTCTCTTTTTTCCTGTTGCATTATCTACCAATGTAACAATCTCACCAATAACAGGAACATAACCATTCAATGTTAATGTCGTTACTCTAACCTTGTTTGAATTATTTTGAACTACAGAATATGTTGCATCTTTCCTAAAGAATGTAAATATGTATGGCTGACGAATGCTTGCCCATCTACTAACTTCAGCATTATAATTATTGTATTTCTCAGGAACAATATATGTTATCATTTGGATGACCAATGTTTAAAGAATGTTGTTTCTACTTGCTCTCCTACTTCTACTTCTATGACCTTTGTTATCCTGTCAATCTCAAGATCACTAAATACAGGAGAAAATATTTCTCTCCTCTCTCCTAATCTATATGCCAATGTTCCTTCTGCATGAATCGTTTTTGTAATCCTATATGCTAAAGAATCAATTGTATCATCATCATCAATCTGTAATCCTTTATCTACAATCCATTTTTTAATTCTTGGGAGTAATGCTCCTCCTTGTGATTTATTACTTTTTCCTCTTCCTGTTTCAATCCAATTGAATGCTTCATTTCCTATGATTTGAAAATTTACTCCATCAACAGTTTTTGTTATAACAGATTGTAAAGATTCGCTTGTTTCTCCTGATGCATTAACTCCTTCAGCAATCATGTTTGCTTGAATCTCTGCAATCCATTTTGCTCCCTCCTTCTCCAGGAGATTTGATATTTTGTTGAAATCTAACATTGATAGGAAATTGTTTCTTCTATTTTCATGTTAAAAGAAAAAACATATCCACAGAGATTATCATCGTACTCATGTACAAATTCATTCCTCTTCACAATTCCAATTGCAGATTTATTCTTTGGATGTTTATTCAAAGAATGGATAAACCGGTAAAAGATTAACTGAAGATTTTCAAGAGTATTTAAATAAAACTCTGTTGCACCAATATTATTAGCAATGTCAGAAGCATAATCAACTTTAGTACTTACTTCTCCAACAATATTGTATTCTGTTACAATCAATCCATTTTGATGAATGGTATCAACAGGATTTATTCGATGCACCCAAATCCGAGGATAAGCAATGCTTTCAATATTGCTATATGCTTTTGCTCCTCTACCATAATGCTCTACTCCATCAGTAGATTCTGCAATCTGCTTTAAAACTGTCTCAATTATCCTCATTTTTTCCTTTGTATAATCTTGCTCATGCGCTGAGAAAACCTTGTTTCCTCTGCTCTCCTGTACAATGTAATAAATGCTTCACTATACTCCATGTTGAAAACATGGTTATATTTTGTTACATCCCCCTCAGAGAGCGAATATATCACATTGAATTCAGCGAATTTCTCAAAGGATTTAATTCCTGCTTCAATCTCATCAGCAGTAGGAGGAATACTTAATACATTGCTCTCTTTGGTAAGTACTGTAGATAACCATTCAAAAAAAAATTAGCTTCAGGATAAATCTCTACTATACTTGCATTTTCTACTAACTTCTCAAAATCCTTTACATGACGTTCTTCCCATTTTTTTTCAGGATGAACATATGGAGCATAGTAACAAGCTACAACAGGACAAATCAATTCTAAGTGATTCACCTTTTTTTCAATTGCATTATTTACCAATTGCTGCATATAAAGCTTCTGTCCTAATCTCTCTCTGCTTGGATCAGCTATAGGTTCAAATTCGTACTTGTCAATGTTTATAACCTTTGCTCTCTTCTGCTCAAACATATCCCATTTAGTTCCGATGAATTGCATTTCCGGTAATACCAATAAATTGAAATGCTCAATAGGAAGATTTATGAGAGTATTAAAATCCATTCCCGTGAATATTGCCAATATCCTTGCAGCATTTAAATCATCTGCATTTAATGTCAGCTCTATAAACTGCTTAACAGTTACTTCCTTCCATTCAGTAGGAATCTTATAGACGAAATCATTAATCTTTAAATCTATTGCCATTTATCTATAGGACATTTTGCATCAGTTACAAGTACTTTCAATTTCATAACACATCCACAAAGCTTTACATCTTTGCCTTTGTGCTTTACTGTATCACCTACAATTGGAGTTCCACAAGTTATGTTTCCTAATAACTGTCTTGCAAATTCACATTTACCACAGTAGGAAAGTTTTTTCTTTTGCTCTCTGTTTAATTTCATTGCAGTAGAGAATGGATTCGAACCATCAATCAATTCTTACGGGAATTAGTTTTACCAATTAAACTACTCTACTCAGGCTTTCATCATAATAAACAATCTTCTCTCCATCTATTGGCATTTGCTGAATCTCCTTCAGAGCAAGATGTTTTTTATTGTACAATTTTGTGCGAAAGATAATCCTGTCATTGTTCCTTGCATTGCAAAGAATTGAGAAATACTTTCCTCCATCAGTTTTATGTAGGTAATTATGATATAGTGTTTGCATTTGTTACAAGTTCATAGATTAAATCCTCTTTCTTTTTTCCTGATTTCTTTAATGCCTTGTGCATTGTAACAAATCTCTCTGCATCATATTTCAAAACAATCTCTGTTTTGATATCCTCTATTTCTTCTTTCTCTTCATTAATCTTCATATCAGGGATATCTAATCCCCAATCTGATAACTCCTCAGCATTCCATTCATTGGCTAAGATATCCCAATCCCATTCTCCAAATCCTACATTGTCTTTAACAATGAATTCTTTCTCCTGCTCTTTTGTTAGATCAGTAGCTTTCACTACAGGAACTTCTTTATATTTCAATTCCTGCAATGCCTTCAATCTCATGTTTCCTCCAAGCACAATGTTATCATCATTGATGATGATAGGTCTTAACTCAAGCATTTCCGGAAAATCATCAATTGATTTAACAAGCTTTTTGAACTTGTCATCTTTGATAATTCTTGGATTTTCCGGATTAGGTTTTACCAATCCAATTTTAATCCATTCAATCTTCAAATCATTCTTCATTTTATGGACTGCAAATAAATGATTGCTTTAACTATTTGCTCTGTATCAGCATAAGGAATAATCTCCTTGTAGTTTTTTACAAGAGCAGAGTTATATTTTTCTTCAACAGATTGAACTGCTTTGAACTTGCAGGATGTATATTTTGAATCAGGAACATATCCTCCAGGCGAATCAAAAGCAAACAATCCCATCTTTCCTACTACTCTTTGAACTTCATTCAAATAGATTTCTGTAAGTTCAATTTTGCTCTTAGTAGAAAAGAATGCAGAATCCTTTTCTGCTTCCTGTGCAATTGATGATAATGAGAGGAAAGAAAATAGTACAATCAATTTTGTTTTCATGTTTAAAGTATAGTGGTTAAGATTAGCATTCCTGTCAATATTCCAAAGCCAATTCTATTGAGCTTTGCTTTCCTCTTCATCTTCTCATCCTGCTTTGTTAGCTGAGTATATTGGTCAAAGATTACTTGCTCTGCATCAGAAATCAATGAATCCATTCCATTAATCCTGTGTAGATTTAGATTAATCAATGAATCCATTAGGATTATCTGAGTAAACTGTTGGTCTACTTTCTCTCTGTAGAGAATCAATTCCTTTCTCTCTACATTAGATTTCTTTTTGTCATTGATTATTTTAATGACTAAATCTCTATCAAGGCATACTGTCCTGCTCTGCGAATAACTGAAGGAGCATAGTAGACAAATCAGAATCTGTATGTTTAGAATAATCTTTGCGTAGTATTTCATTTTTTTGCTTTTGTAATTCTGCTATTTGTTGATTCTTTTCATAATTCAAATTCTCTAATAGATCAATTGAATCTCTCAATTCTCTAACCATATTTCCGAACTTGTTATTATCCTCTCTCTCATCATGCGCTCTATCCTTGTATGTTCCAAGTTCAGCTCTGTTCATGTCAAGTTCCAATTGCAAAGCCTTTACTTTCCTATGTTGTTTATCATAAACAATATAGCAAGATGTAAGAGTGATTGTTGCAATCAGAAATATTGTAAGCTTCCAGTTCATAGTGCAAATATATTTTTATTTATTTATCTTGGAAGGTGAATCCTTGAATGATTTTTGAATGTTGTATTTTTCAGCAAGTAGCTTGCTCCATATCTTGCTGCGTCAATGAAATGATTCCAATAATCTATAGGAACATTCAATGGCTTTCCATCTTTACCTATACTCCATCGGTAATTCCGGAATTCTTTTATTCCATTAATGCTCCTCCTTGTTAGGAATATATCATGTTGTTTTATCCTGTCTATTCCTGTCCTAATTGAATCTGCTCCTTTCTCAGCAGGAATTGCTCTCACTCCTGAGAGATTCAATTCATGGATTGATTTTGGTTCAGCACTATCACAAACGATTAAACATCCTTTGCATTCAATTGAAGAGTTTATAAATCTTGCAATCTCTGCATTAGTCATTCCCGTTTGATAAAGTAATTCATCAAAATATAATGCTCCATCAGAGTAGGTTATTGATACGATTGTTGTAGGATCATTGGTAAATCCAAAATCCAATCCAATGATTCTCTTTGGAGATTCCGGAATTACATCTACAATCTTCCAATTATTAAATACTACTCCTTCTAAACTTCCAATCTCTCCTAATCCATATACCTTCCACCAATTGGAATCTCTCTCTCTCCTACTCTCTATATCAGCTACAATATTTGCATCTAAAAAATCATTGTCTTTATATGTTGTTTTGATGAATGAAATATTCTTTGTTGTATCATTCAATAACTCTGTATGCACCCAAAATTCTTCGACAGGATTATAGTCCAGGAAAACATATTTCTTTGTTCTAATTGCAAGTTCATTGAATGATTGCAATGATATGTTATTGCACTCATTTATAAAAAGGAAATCTCTCCTTGAACCTCTAAGCTTTGATGATTGGTCAGCAGAAAAGAATTCAACCTTGCTCTTACCAATGAGGAATTCATTAGTGCTTTTATTGTGGATGGATTCTGAGTAGAGATTATTTGCCTTGAGAATATTGATGAAATCTCTCATTGCTCCTCTTCGAAGATGTGGCATTGATTCTGATACAACAGAGAATAACCATCCATCTTTTACTGTTGCAAGAATCAGAATTATTTGGAGTATAGAGTAGGTCTTACCGGAAGATGTTCCTCCTTGATTCACTACATAACGAGCATTCTGAATCATTGCCTCAGAATTCTTTGCAAATACTCCTGTCAGGTTAATTGCCATAACCTACAATTTATCGAACTGCTCTATTATGGCTTTTGTCTTTGCATCAGTTACATTAATCTGCAATTGAATTGGATTTCCTTCTGCTCCTGTATGTTCCATTCTCTCTATATATCCTCTTGCTTTGCCTTGTGTTTTTAGATAGAAGATTAGACAAGCATCAGATTCTTTCTCTATTCGATTGTACAGTTTACTCTCAGCAAAATCTAATGCAACATTCTTTAGATCATTATATGCTTCTCTAAATGTTGCATCATTATTATAGTATTCATAGAATGTTTTCCTGCTTACTCCTACTTTCTTACAAGCTACTGTAACTACTCCCATTGATTTTTCTAATGCATCAATCAAAGCTTGCTTTTTAAACTCCATTGCTACAGGAGAAGATTTCTTTTTAGTGTGTTTCATTTTGTAACTCCTTACTTTTATTTTGTTACAACAATTAAATCAATTCCGTGAATTGCTTTCAGTAGTTTTTTTTTATAATTGAATAGCTGACCGGCAGGAGTAGATTTTCCTTTTCCTTCTGTAAGATATGGATTCTTGAAATCATGAACTTCGATTCTTCCGTTTGCGTAGTGAACCACAAAATCTGAACGATACTGCCCAATGTATATTCCATTTACAGAGAATGAATAATTAACTTGCCTTTGAATGTCTACTACTCTTTGAGATTCATCTGTTGCATTTTTCAGCAAGCAGAGTTTTTTATAATGGTTATACTCTCCAATGGAATCAAAAATACCAATGGATGTTCTAACCTTTTTAGCATTATACTTATTAGCCATTGGAGCAAATATAAAAAAGAATAGTCGGGAAAACTTTCCGACTACTCCTCTACTAACCATTATAAGCCAACAAGCAGGATAAAGTTACTGTTGTAAAAAAAGAATCCTCCTCACATTTTTGATATGAGGAGGAGAGAGAATGGAAACAAATTAAACGCAAGCAAATATAGATTAATTTCTAATCTCCAGGAGTTTTAGGTTTTGATATATTTTTTTGCTCCTCTTTATTCTTACGCATGATTGTTTTATTTTTATAAAACATAAATCCAATTATTAGATAGGCAATTATCAGATGGATTGTTATTGATATCATTTAATAAGAAGGTCTTCTTGAACGGGATCAATGACAGATTCAGTAGTATATCCTGATATTCTTACTGTTTTTTTATTTGCAATTTTCATATCATCAGGAGAGACAAATGTTTTTAAATCCTCTGTATATCCTGCAATATTATTTTCTTTAATTGCTCTGTCAAGTATTTTCAGTTCGTAATCATGCCAAATTTCAGGCTTTCCTCCTGACATTGCATAAATTCTTTTCCCATCTTCAAGAGTGAAGATTACTCTATAACGCAATATCTTTGTCATCTTGAGAAGGTATTAGAATGTTTATCAATGATGTTTGGTAGTCGTTCATCCAATTGAGAATTATTTGCCTTCCTAATTCTGATGGAGTGATGTTTTTACTTTTTGCAATTTCAATGAAATCATCATTGTGTTTTTTGTCCATTCGGAAATCGAACTTGTAACTTAATTTCTCATCCGGATTTTTCTTTGGTCTTCCTCTTTGCTTTTTCATGCTATTGATTTTGTTGTTTTTATAATAATATCAATTGAACATTTGGATTATAATCAGAATTATACTTTTTGTTTTCTCCTTTAGGATAAGGAAATTGACTGT